CTCAACCTTTGCAATGGTTACAAGATTATATTCGAGATCATTGGAGAGCTGAGTATGGTAAAACTTTAGTATTTAAAAATGCGCATGGCAACGTTATGCATCCTAAAGAAAAATCTTGGACAAGACATCAAGTTGATCCTGTTGATTTACGTAATTCACCAGACTACACACTTATTTATGGTGTTGATGTTAAGGAAAAATCTTCAGAATGCATTATTGAATTTAACGATAACAGGAGAAAAAATAGAACTTGGCACATACCTATAAAAGATAATCATTTTATAATGTTTCCATCTACTAATAAATATTCTTTTTCACCAAACACTTCTAAAGGTTTAAATATAATACTGACAATTAACTATGAATATATCTAATTACTTTTGGTACTTTCAGTCTGCAATACCACCTAAAATTTGTGATGATATTGTGCGTTATGGTAAAGCAGAAAAAATGAGAGAAGAAACAGCAATTACAGGTGGTTATGGTAGAGATAGAGATTTAAACAAACAACCTTTAACAAAAGATGAACTAAAAGACATACAAAAGAAAAGAGATTCAAATATTGTTTGGATGAACGATAGATGGATATATAAAGAAATTCAACCTTACGTCAAAATGGCAAATCAAAACGCAGGTTGGAATTATGAGTGGGATTATTCTGAATCTTGTCAGTTTACTATATACAAAAAAAATCAGTATTATGATTGGCATTGTGATAGTTGGGATAAACCTTATCCTCATGAGGGACCAATGAAAGGAAAGATAAGAAAGTTATCTGTCACAGTTAGTTTGACAGATCCAAAAGAATACAAGGGTGGAGAGTTAGAGTTTGATTTTAGGGATAAAGATCCTGATAAAAAACCTAATATTAGAACATGCACTGAGATATTACCAAAAGGCTCTTTGGTCGTATTTCCTAGCTTTGTATGGCATAGAGTTAAACCAGTAACAAAAGGAGTAAGGCATAGTCTAGTAATATGGAATTTAGGCTATCCATTTAAATAATATGAAACAAGGCGGAAGTAGTAAACCACAGCAAACAAAAGGACATGTAGATTTTAAATCTGCATTTTATTTTCAAACACCAGTATGGGCAGCAGAAGCGCCTATGTTTTTGAAAAAGGCAATTAATCTAACAGATAAATATATTAAAAAAGCGGATAAAATTCTTAAAGATAAATTAAAAAATGAACCACAATGGAGAAAAGATATTGGAACATTTGGTCAATCTAAACATAGTGAAAGTTTTTCTAATGATCCTAAAGCTAAAGAGTTAGTTCAGTTTATAGGACAAAGATCTTATGAGTTTTTAGATTGGCAAGGTTTTGATTTAACAAATCATAGCTTACATTTTACAGAATTTTGGGTGCAAGAATTTAGTGAAAAAGGTGGTGGTCATCACGCTACACACCAACATTGGAATCAACACGTTTCAGGATTTTATTTTTTAAAATGCAGTGAAAAAACATCTTTTCCAATATTTCATGATCCAAGACCTGGTGCAGAAATGACAAAATTGTTTATGAAAAATCCAGCACAAATTACGTTAGCATCTAATCAAGTTCATTTTAAACCTAAACCAGGAACAATGATTATATTTCCAGGATATGTTCCACATGAATTTGCGGTAGATCCAGGTCTAGAACCTTTTAGATTTATACATTGGAATATTAAAGTTGTTGAAACAGCGATATCAAAAGAAAGGAGTAACAACAATGAGCTTCAAAAAAAATAAGTATTTAGTTATTAAAGAGGCTGTGCCAAAAGATATAGCTAATTTTGTTTATAATTATTTTTTATTAAAAAGAACTGTTGCAAGAACTTTGTTTGATACTAGATACATTTCACAGTTTACAACAGAGTTTGGTGTATGGAATGATCAACAAGTTCCAAATACATATTCTCACTATGCAGATATAGCTATGGAAACTTTGTTAATGAGAACTTTACCTATCATGGAAAAGAAAACAGGACTTAAATTAAATCCTACTTATTCATACGCAAGAATATATAAACCAGGTGATATTTTACATAGACACAAAGATAGATTTAGTTGCGAAATATCTACAACACTAAATCTTGGTGGTGACCCTTGGCCTATACATTTAGAGCCAAAGAAAAATGTTGGTATACCTGACGGTAAAAAAATAACAGTGACTAGTAATAATAAAGGCATTCTAGTAAATTTAAAACCTGGTGATATGCTTGTTTATAGAGGTATGGAATTAGAACATTGGAGAGAAGAATTCCAAGGTGACAACTGTGCTCAAGTTTTCTTGCACTACAATGATCAAAAATCCAAGAATGCAGACAAAAACATAAATGATACTAGACCACATTTAGGGCTACCCTCGTGGTTTAAAAA